ACTTTGAAAAGGAGAAATCGCTGGCGAGTGACAGCATGAAAAGAGCAGGGTTCAACTGGGGAATAGGGGTAAACCTCTACACGGCTCCGAGGATTGTGATAACCCCCGAAAGCGATTACACAACCTACAGGGTGCAGGAAATCGGCTACGACGAAAACGGCAAAATCAAGGACCTCGTGATAGTGGACAACAACGAAAACGTTGTGTTCAACTACCGTAACGGACAGGTTGAAAAAGTCCCTGAAATAGACAGGCAGGAAGTGCTCAAAGCCGTTTGCGGTGAACTCAAATCTGCAGGCGAAGACAAGTCCAAACTTCTTAAGTTTTTTAACTATTATCAGGAACGCTGTGAAGGCTTTGACAGCTGGAACGCAGGGATTGTACGGAAGCTATGGAACAAGTGGAAGGAAAGGGCGAAGTAAAGCCGATAGGATTTAATATTATGCTTCCGGAGCATAATTACCTGCAGGCGGCTGTAAAAACCCCCTTCAACTTCATAGATTGGTTTAGCCTCGTGTACGGAGACAACCTGATTATCACAGGGTACAGGTACGACCCTTACAAGAAGTGCCTTTGGGCTGACTGCATAAAAACAGGAAAGGACTAACGCAAGTTAGCCCTTTTTTCGTTTGGAAAATCCAAATATTTTTTTATATTACGCAATATCTACACCTTCGCAAACCTCCACACCAAGGATCCGGCCAGTAGCATGAGAGCGGCGAACCCTATCCAAGCTAATATCTTGTAGAGCAAGGGCACTTTTTTGACAACTTTTTCTACTTCTACGGGTACAGGGATTTCTTTGGTTGTAACGCTGTCACGGTACACTATTTTTTCCTTGACTTGGACAGGTTTCTCAACGTAATCTTTAAGCGTTACGAGAGAGCCTTTCAGTTTGCCGCTGGTGCTATCTAAAAACGCCGTAGAGCGCACGAAATCCGTTGATAGTACAAGAGTGTCACCCAAGTCACAAAAGTCGCTTAAACGGGCTTTTTCGAGTTCCACCCTTACAAGGGTATCACGCAGGTAAACGCTGTCCCTGACAGTCACGTATTCTGTTTCCTTGACAGGTATGTATTTTACGGTTGTACATGCGGTAAAAACTACCGCAACGAAAGCAAAATATACTAATAGTCGTTTCATGGTATCAGGTATTTTCCTAATATTCGGGGATTATCAATATTTTTAAAGATTTTTATAAACTACCGGGACTTCCTGTTCACGCCTGCGGATTTCTTCCCGTACGGCTTTGTAGAGTTCAATAAGGCTGTTGTAGGGGAGCTTGCTTAAACCGGCAATATAATATAGGTTATCCACGTTTTCGGGGGTTAAGGTGTATTTTATTTTACTTAAACGACAAGGCTTTTAATCTGCCTGCGTTGCTCGCCCTTGTTGCTGTAAAGCCCGATATGGAACCAACGGGTTTTTCCAGACTTTTCCAAAAGAAGCTGGTCGAACTTCTTGTCTTTCAGGTACTCTTTCAGGAACTCGCCGAACTTTTCAAGCTGTCCGTTTGAAGGCACGATATCGGCTGCGTAGCCTATTTTGTGCACTGAAGTATCAACGCCCCCTACTGCCTTGTTCAGTTTCTCGCAACGGAATCCGGAGTTTACGTGCACGCCGCTGCCCCAAGCCTTCCTGATACCGTCAAGGAAACGCCCAAGTTCAAGCAGGTGTTCAACCACCTCAAAGGAAGGCAGGTTCTCAATAGATTTTTGCCTTGCCGTTGAAGAGGCCAAAAGCTCTTCAAGGCTGAAATATACAGGATATTTATTCATGTTTATGCTTCTACTATATCCCAAATCGCAGGTATCCCGTAAGTCCCGTAGTTGTGCCATACAAGATCGCGGTCCTGATAGTTCCAACTGACACCCGTTCTCTTTACAAAAATTCCAGTGTTTGGAACGCCTACTACCCAAGCGTTGAATCCGTTTTGCGGTATCTGTTCAAGGTACGGAACTGCAATCTTTTCAAGTGAAGTGGCATACATATAGCACCAATCAAAGCAACTCGTACTTGCGGAGGAACACCTGAAAACAGGCCCTTCTATAAGCATGTGCGCGTTTTGGAAGGTTTGGTTGAACCACTTTCCGTAGTAAGTCTGTTGTTTCGGTAGTATCCAGTGTTTAGCCGAAACTACGTTTGTATCCTTGAACAGTCCCGAAAAAGCGTAAAAGCCAGCGAAGGTAGTGTACCCTGTGAAAGCGTCTCCGTAAAGAAGGGAAAGTGCGTTTCCGTAAACGTTGAAAACGGCTGTGCTTCCTGACAGCGAAGGTGCATAGTCACCAACGTACGAACCTGTCGGTCTGTCGCTGAAAAGAGCCTTGATCCTAACGCTGTCGCCCGCTTGAACGTTTATTGAAGTAGTCCAAGTTATGCGCGTCCAACCGCTATCGTTTATGGAATAATCCAAAACAACCCTGCTTGAAACAACCCCGTCAATACAGCTCTCACTTTGGAAGGACAAAGTGCCCGCAGAAAGGATTTCAAGTGTTGTGTAAAGGCTTTCGTAGTTAGTAGGCCAGACAATCGTATCACCAAGATAAATCCTTTCTACAGCGTCGTCTCCAATATATATGTCAGGTACGTCCGGTAAGTACATATTAGTAAAGAGGTTTGATAATATAAAGCGTGTTAGCGTCCTTTGTGGCAAGAGCGTCGTAAGCACTTTGTGTAAGACTTACAATATTATGCACGTCGTTTGAAGCAACGTCTGCGCTCAAAACTTCGCCGCTCATGGAAAGTCCAGTTCCAACCTTTACACCGCCCTTTGTTGTAGCGGAAGCGGTAGGGAGGGAGTACTTTGCAAAAACGTCCCTGTCGGCATATATTATATTATTTAAAGTGGCTGTTCCTACAGTTGTGCCGTCGCTTTTTATTTGTATTCTATAGCTTTGCAGATTGCGGCTGGCTGTTTCCTGAACCCAAGAGCCTGAAAAATAATAAGTGTTACTGCTGTCTTTTCTTGAAAAATAAAGAAGAACCTGCGAGCCGTTGTATCTGTAAGTATAGTCAATAGCCCGTAGAATAACCTGTTTTCCTGCGGTATAGGCACTATCTATTTTTGCGTACACCTGTGCACCCGTGGATCCGTCGCTCAAATCAATATATGCAGTTTCTGAAGTGTCCGCAGTAAGCGTCTCGGTAAAGGCACTCAAAGCCGCCAAATCGGAAGTCAACCCCGTTACCTGCCCGTTCAGGTTCGTTATAGCGTTTGTATTCGCTGCAACCTGCGTCTGAAGGGTTGATATGTTTCTTGTGGTTTCGCTTGGGTCTATTTCATAATAAACAAAGTCGCTTGACGAAGGCGTAACGTTCTTCGTGTAAAAGCCGTATCTTACTTTGATAAAGTTCGTGTTCGTGTTATACACAGCCCACAGGTAAATAGTATCACCAGTGACACGGAAGACATGGTATTCAAGCCACTGCCTAGGGTCTCCTTCGTTGATAAAAATCCTCGCCTTTGCGAACTCGGATCCAAGTGACTGCACGAAATCCACAAGGTCGTCCGAGTTTCGTACGTCCTGCGGTCCTGCATATCCCGTCGTATAGAACACCCAATCACTGATAGTTTCAGTATAAGCGCTCAAAGCCTGCAAGCCGGAAGAAATACCCGTAGTGATACCCGAAAGTTCGGCTATGTTCCCGGTGTTTGCCGATACCTGTTGCTGCAGTGTTTCATATCCCTGCGGAGTATAGCCTGAAATCGCCTGTGAAAGCGTTTCTATATCGTGGGTAAGGGAACTTACCGCTGAACTCGTAGAGCCGCTTAAATCGGCTATTTTAGCCCCGTTTTCGGAAGTTTTGGCGGAAAGCGTCGCTATATCTTCGGTGTTTGCCGATACCTGCGTCTTGACTGCCCCGTAATCGTCAGGCGTAGCGGCTGAAATAGCGCGGTATATGTTCTCTATTTCCTGCTGTGTTGAAGCCGAAAGGTTTGTTATATTGTTCTCAATCTGCGTAGTGTCACCGCTCAAAACCGTGATATTTTCCGTTATTGAAGTTACGTTGTTTGTTATGTTCTGTATATCCTGCGTAACGGAAGTCAGGTTGTTTTCAACGGCATGTATATCCTGGGTGTTCGCAGAAATAGCCCGAAGGATTTCCTGTACCTGTTCACTATAGGCGGACTGTTCAACAAGGTTGAACCTTTCCCTGTTGGTAATCGTTTCCCCGTTGATAGTGGCGAAGTTCCTGCGTAGAACATAATCACCCATGATACGCTCAAACTCCTCCGGTGTGATACCAGATACCGAAAGCCCTGCGATAAGGCGGTTGACCCACTCCTTTGAAGCAAGGCTGTCAAGGACTGCCTCAAGCCCGTCGGTAGGAAAATAAGAGCCTAAATAAAATCCCAACTCATCAAAAAACTGCGGGCAAGTTGAAGGGTTAAGTGTCTCAATCCATATAGTCATGTAAGCGCCTGCAACCCTGTCAGCCATGCGTTCCGTCTCCGTGAAAAGGCGGATTTCAGCGTCTTCCTGAATATCGGTTACAACCTCAATCTTTGACAGTTGAAGTTTAAGGTTGCGAAGCGTCTCAATACCTGCGGAGTTTACGCTTTCCTCGTTTGAACTGTCTTCAAAAAGCCTGTCCATGTAGAAGAAAGTCAAGGAATACCTCGTAGTGTTTTCCTTGATCGTGTGCGTGCCCGTAGGGGAAATATAAATCAGCGGATATTCTTTTATGTCCTCCGGGTTTATGGCATATATTGAAGGACCGCTGATAGCGCAGTTCACAAGGTTGCGCTTCAACGCCAGATCCGTAACCAAATATTGTAGTGCTTCAAGCGTCATGTTTTTTTGCTTTTTTGGAATATTTTTTTATATTACTCAATATCGCCGCCGCCGTCGCTGTCGTCGCCTATTGAAATCGTCGTATTACCGCGTTGTATTTTCGCTATCTTGCCTTCTTCAAGAGCCTTGTTTCCGAAGGCGAGCGCTGGCCACAAGAACATAAGCCCTACGCTTTCCAATATACTTCCGTCCACTTCTGCATAAGGTGGCGTGCATACACCTGTGATTATTAAGCCGATAGCGATAACAAGCGTACTCCAAAACGCCACAACGTACTGTTTCCTTGCGGTAAATATCTTCATAGTTGCCTCCTTTTAATCGCAGCATAAGTTCCCCTTACCTCCGAGCCATAATCCCGTGTGCACAAACGTCTTCCCAATCTGCGGTGCAACATAAGGCGTGCAGTTGCAGCCGCTTGAAGTGAGTTCAGGGAAACATGGCTTGTTCTGACACAGGTATTTTGAAAGCGCGGTTGCGTACTTTGCGGCTAACCCGTTGTACCTTTGCTGAACAAGCAGAACGTCGTTTATTGAAGGCGCGTTGAGGTTGGTGTCGGAAGCGTGTATAACACCAAGGTTTCGCGTCTTGTAAGCAACCATAAGGGCAAGCACGGCTTGAACTTTCTGTTCCATGTAAGGGGTAACGTAGATATCCAAGAGTTCCTTATAGCAGCTATTTTCCTCATCGTCAATAGTGTCGGTGTTCCCGGTGATAGCGTTGTAAACGAGTTCTTGCAGTTTATACAATAACTCCGAACCGATTATGCTCTGAAGGTGCACTTCCTGCGCCTCTCGGATAGCAGCGCCTACTGTTCCGTCGTCAACGTTTGCGTTAAGGTAGGTTGAAGCCTTCACCGTGTTCGGTGAAATCAAAAAGGTATTTTTAACGTTCTTGTCCATAGTCCTTATTCAGTTTCAAGATTGAAGGGTAATACTTTGATATCGTCCACACCCAAGAGTTTCTTAAGGGCACGCTCTATTTTCCTTTGGATAGGTCCAACAAGGGTTTTCTGCACGAGTTTGAAAGCCTCTGCAAACTCCTGTTCGTTGAAGCCCGTAGTTGCGGTAGGCAAGCCCAAAAGGTTAGGCGTTACACGGAAGGATATGAAGCAGTTCTCACGGGCACTGTCCCTGATTGTCTTGAACCTGTCACTGTCATCCTCCTGGTGAAGCATGTCCACCTTCAATTGGTCTTCGCCTTCCTCTTGGAAGTAAAGGAAGAAAGAGTTTTCCGCGTCAGGCCCGCAGAACTTCGTTTGCAGGCTTTCCTGTATCTTCGCCTTGTCGTCGTCGGTCAAAAGCCCTGTCTTGTTCGGGATTGTAACCATAGACTTGACAGCCATGCCGTTTGACAGGCTGTTCAAAACATACTTGGAAGCGGAAATCTCGGAAAGGCAGTCACGCCAGCAACCACGCCAATAGCAGGTAGGGTACACCTTCCTTGAAGAAGGGTCGCGCCAAACATAAATCTGCGTGTAGGTTTTCGGGTCAACGTTTTCCAAGTTGAAAGCGTCAAATACCTCAAACTTGCCCGTGTAGCCGCCCCACTTCTTTGCATAGTAAACCTTCTTTCCGTCGGCTGAAAGCCTGATACGCGAAAAATCAAGGGCATAGAACTCCACGGGCACTCCCAACTTATTGAAAATCACCTGCACCGCGAAGCCGTAAAACTTCATGATATCGGTTGAAATAGCGGAAAGCAAATCCTCCACGGTTTCGCCGCGTCTGTTTATTTCGTTTTTCCAACGTTCCCCGCCCTTGATATCTACGCCGTTACCGCAGATAAAGGTTGAAATACCGTCAATACATGCGCGGGCTGTAGCACTCTCGTTAAAGAGCATATTGATAAAGTCAGGGAACTTGTTGTCAGCGCCCCAGGAAACGTAGGTGTTCGTGTTGGTGTTCTCCGTGTATTCAGGTATCTCCACCCTCTTGCTCTCCACTACGGAGAAAGTAACTTTTTGTCCTTTGTCCATGTCTAACCTTGATAATAAAACGTTTTATTGTCTTCGCGGAACTTCGCTGTACGCTCTATATCGCCGTACTTGAGAATAAACCTTTCAGGACGCAGGTGCTTGACCTTCACGTCCCCGTCAGCAGTTGAAATAACGGTGTCTTCCAGAACGTCCGAAAGCGTGTATTCGCTGTCTGTCCTGTTGTCTATGAAAAGCAGCCCCTCGTACTCGCCTTCCTGTGCACCTTCGGGCATGACAAAGTTGTCAAACACATAGCACAAATAGGTCTCGCTCGTGTCCTCCAAACCCGTTATAAGATATTCCTTGCGTGAAGCAAGATTTTGAAGAAGCAGTGTATAAGCCATGAGTTCCGTTTTCTTTTTGTTTTTTAATAGCTTTTCAAGGGAAAACCGGGTATTTTTGTCGGAAACCTCTTGGATTTTTGGGATTTTTTTCTATTTTAGGCAATATCGTTGATCGCAGACCGTGAAAAAACCTGCGTTTGCTTCAGTTTCGGCGCTGGAAACAAAAAATCCTGCACTATGTTCAGTGCAGGATCCTTTCGGTTAAGAGCGATAGATAATCAGCATGTATCGGTTTTCAAGTTGGATAACCTGCGTTATCTCGCCGTCGGTTGCGTTTATCTCGTTGAGGAACTTTTGCAGTTCGTTACCCCTGCCATAATCCGCTGGGGCTTGAAGGATTGTGTAGTGGTATTTTTTCAAGGCTTAAATAGTTGTCCAAGTGTCAGGGGAAACCCACTCGCCCCACTCGTTCTCTACGAAGTGCCAATCGCCCTTGTACCAAGTTCCGTTGATATTGATTTCAACGCCTATGTATTCAACAAGCTTTTCCTCGTCGTTTACCGTTTCGGTCTTGCGGTAGAAATACTTCAACGGAGCCTCGCAGAAGTTGTTCGTAACGTTTTCGTCCTGATAGACAAATACAAACTTGTTGAACTTCGCAAGGCTACTGAAATTACCAAGCAAATCAGAAGCAATATACCCGTTTGAGTTTATACGGATCTGAAAATCGTCTGCAAGGCTGCCAGCGTTCAGGTTTTCAGCGAAGGTTTGGCTGAAATCTCCGTTAGAGTTGATTTCGTACCCCCTTTGAAGGATAGTTCCACTGTATCTGCTTTGCATAGAACCCGAGAAAGAAACCGGGGTGCTTCCATAGAACCTTGCCACAAATACTTCAAACAAACCCTGATATTCGTCGTTACCCTCGTTTGCTACGAAAAACCTGTAGCTTCCAGCGGGGAAAGAAAGTTCTGAATATTGATAAATCTCCCTATACAAAGCAATCCTTTCAGCCTGTGTCATATTGTTTAGATAATACACTTTAGGCGGTTGATATTCTGTCCAGGAAGTTCCGTTATACAGATATGTAACAGCCATGTGTAATACTGACATGGTTGTTGAAGTGGTGGCGGTAACAACGCCTTCTTCAAAGGTTACGTAAGCGTCAGGGTTGTTAAACAAAACAGTAAATACGGTGCGTTCGCTGTTTATAGTGTAATAGAAATCGTTGCGTTTCCTCAACTCGCCGTTGCAATCGTTATCCCAATCCCAGTAGAAGCCGTTACCGCTGCGATACACCGCAACAGGGTTTGTTCCGTCGTAATATATTTGTGCAACATAGCCTTCTTCAATACTTGAAGCGTCCATCGTATAGCCCGTATAAACTATATGCTCTGTGTATTCCCTGCGATATGCAAGCATGCCTTCAACCGGGTTGGTAATCTCGCTAAGGTCGTCAACGATAACGTAGTTTTGCGCACCGCCCGTTCCACCGCTCACAACAAGCGTATCACCCGAAAAACCAAGCCCTTCGCCTGCCTTTACGGAAATAGTAGTACCAGAAATAGTTATACCGTTCCCTGCGGCAAGGGTGTCCTGTTTTCCTGCAACAGTTTGAGAAAGGGTTTCAACGTTTCCAGACAAAATCCCAATATTCTGCGTATTTGCCGTTGTCTGCCCCGAAACAGTGGCTATATCGGTTGAAAGTCCGCTTAAAATCGCAATATCCTGCGTATTTGCTGAAACAGCGTCCTTGATATCCTCCAAGTCCACCTGAAGCTCGGTGTCGTATTCGTCCAACGCCTCTGCAGTAACTGCGGAAGCAATCCTTGCGGCTTCTTCGGGTGTAACGCCGCTTCCTGAACTTGATTTAATACCGCCGAGGCCCAAACCGCTTGGGATCACAAGAGTTTTGTCTTCTATTGTGTATTTGATCATAATAAAATATTTTTCTTTTTCTGTTTTCTTTTAATATCGGTCGCTATGCAAATAAAAAACCCCTTGCCCAAAAAGGTAAGGGGGGTTAGGCAAAGGGTTTTTTACAGGGGGGGTGATTACTCACCGAGAACCACCAAGTCAGGACGCCTTACGGCTGTGCCAATCATAAAGAGGACACGGAGCATGAACTTCGCTTCCTTTCTGTCAAACCAGAAGTCCACGATATTCTCTGAACCCTCAACGTCAGTACCATAGACAAGGGACATGCGGGGAGCCGCAACCATCTTGCCGGTGCCTTCAAGACCCTCAACAGGGATAAGGCGGATCTTTGAGTTTTCAGGAAGGGTGTATTCCTCCGCAGAAGCGTCAAGGATAGCACGGTTAGCGCAACAGTTAGCGTTGACAGCCTTTGCGTAAGCAGCGAAATCGCTGTTAGAAAGGAAGATATCCACACCATACTTGAGAGCCTTGTGAGGGACTTTCTCAACCATAGCGGCAATCTTTTCGTCGGCAGTCATACCGCTGAAGTCAACAGTAGTAGCACTTGTCACTGCGGAAGCAACCTGTGCAAGCAGACCGTCAAGACCGATAGTGTTGTTACCCTGCCAAACGTCGTGCTCAATAGCCTCGTTGATAGCGGCAATCTGTGAGTTGATATACTCCTGTTCAAAAGGAAGTTTCTCCTGCCCCGCTGCCCAGCGCAAGCCGTGATTGAGGTTTGTTTTCTCAAAATCGCGTTGGCATATTTCTTTCTCAACTTCAGCAGGATTGACCTCAATCTCAACGTTCGTGTAAACGTCGGAGCCGTCAGGATCCCAACCGCAGGCGGAACCGTCACCGAGAACCACGGTGCTGTCAAGCTTCGGAACTGCGTCCTTGTGTTTCACGCCGTACATACCATAGAGGTATCCGACAGTCTTTGACTGCGTAGGGACTTCGGCGATAATCTCGTCCCTGTGGGCGTTGATATAATCCTGGATCAAGCCCTCAAGATTTACAGTAGTAGCCATAATCTTTATTCGTTTTTAATACTTGTTATTTGTCTTGTTATTAAGAAGCAACCTCTGAAACGATAGCGTTGAAGGCTTCGTCTTCCATCCTAATCTCAATAGGAAGATAAGCGGACTGGGCGGAAAGGCTGATATTGTAGCCGTTGAGGTCGTCAAAGGACTGACCTGACTGCGCCGTGCCTTCAGTTGCGGAAGCGTAGCTGTCATAACCGATAAACCACTTCTTTCCGTTATTGTCCTCTACGATAAGGGCGGTAGGATCAGCAGCAAGAGCCGAGAACTCAAGGTGCTTTCTTGCCTCCATCTTTGAGAACTGCAAAGCGGCAACGTTGGTGTAGTAGCGTGTGCCGTTAGCCTCGTCTTTAGTCAGCGTGCTCGTAAGCGAGCCCGTCTGCTTTGCGAAGTTGTAAGCATAGAACTTCGTGTCGCCTGACATGCTGATACCTGTGATTACGTAAGTTTGCTCAACGTCGGTTCCGGAGACAGCAACGTTAAGAACGTTCTCATAGTTAGCAATATAGGCTTTCTTGATACCTGCAAGGTTAGTTTCGCAGGCTGACTGCGGAAGACCCGCAAGTGCATGTAGTGAGCAACCCATAATCTTTAATCGTTTTTATTACTTGTTATTTTTCTTCTTCAAATAGGAAAGCCTTGAAGCCTGTTCCTGTGTTTCCTCTGTGTCTTCCGCAGGATTAGCGGCTGGTTCCTCAACTGATTTCAGCTTTTCCTCAACCACCTCAACCCTTGAAACGAGAGCTGCGATAGCCTCCAAAATATTTTCGATACCTTCACGGAGTTCACCGATACTTTCCTCAAGGCGTGCAAGCCTGTCTTCAACGGTTTCGGTTTCAGTTGGTTCGGGTTCGTCAACAGGTTCCGCCTGCGGTTCTTCTTCCTCGCCCTCAACAGGGGTTTCAGCCGGTTCCTCTGCGGGAGTTTCCTCTGTAGGTGTCTCACCTTCCTCGCTCTTGCGGATTTCGGAAATCTTGCCTTCCGCAACTACGTAAACAACACCCTCTGCCACATACTCACCGTCCGGTGCAGGAAGGATTTCACCGTTTTCGTCCTCCACGAAAACCTCCATACCTACCTCTGGTTCAGCGCCCTCAAAAAGAAGGGTGGCTTTGTCGGTTGCGATAGCGCCACACTTCATAAGAAGGGAGCGCAACGCGATTTTTACTTTCTTACTTATTTTCATGATTATCTGATATTTAATAGTTCAAGCAGTTCGTCAACACTTTCCACTTCCTTGTCAACGGGCACCAGATCAAAGAAGCCTTCAATAGACAGTCCCCTGAAAACCCCGTCTTGCACGGCACGCCATACTTCTTCGTCAGTTATATGGTATTGGAAGAACAAAGCCCCGTCCTCTATATCCTCAAAACCAACCGGGTTGATACCCGTAGCCACGTCCTTGATAAAAATCTGCTCAAGTTCAACCCCGTCAAGCCAAAACTTATCATCGTGCTCTACGTTCACCATATTCTGAAAACCGTTCTTCAGGAACAGTGAAACGATATGTCTGATTTCTTCTTTGGTGACAGTCGCGTAATACTCCCTGCCCTCCATGTCGCGTCTGTAAATAAGGAAGTTCGGGCGCATAACAACGCCTAAAACCCTGTGTTCCGTTTCGTCAAGCGAGAACTTTATCTGCTGGTTTTCCTCTTGTTTTGAGAAAGCGAGCCAGTCCCTTTCCACAGCCGGATATTTCACGAAAGCGATAGCGTAAAGCCCTACGTTATCTTCGTTGACTACAAGCTGATATATTGGAAGATTAGTATTCATAGTCCTTTTGATTTTTAATATTGATCTTTCTAAAAACAAGAAAACAAGACCTCCAAGGGTCTTGTTTTTCTCAAAAATTATTTTATATTACGCAATATCAGAAGGTACTTTCCTGAATCCTGACACGGGCTGCGTTCTGTGCGTCTGTAATATCAGACTCCAAAACATAAACACGAACAGGGTTCTGCGCGTTCGCCTCTGCATAGTCCGCAGGGTTTATGCCATAGGTGTTCACCATAGGTGCTGACTGCGTTATGGTAGGGGCTTCGGTGTTCACGTTGGTGCTGGCCGGTGAGTTGAAGTCGGTAGCAACGATAGTCGCTATCTGTGCAGCACCCATAAGCCCTACAGCAACAGCCCTTGCAACAGCCGTGTAAGGGTCGCCCTTTGACAGTGCGTTGGTTACGGCTGCGGCTGTGTTTATTACCGCTGCAGCAACCTGCAAGCCCTTGACTACCTTGAACTCTTTCTTTGCCTGTTCCTCTGATTTCTTTCCGTTCTTGACCTGTGCCTGCAACAGTTTATCCCAAAGTTCGGCGGTACCGGTGAGTACGTCGGAAGTCGCTGAACCGTACTCGCTCATGAACTTCCCATACCTTTTGCCCCAGTTGTTGAGTATCTTTCCGCGTGCGTCCCACTCTTGCGCCCATGTTGAGGTTTCGTCTGCAAGTATCTTCCTCCACTGTTCGTTTTCGCTTCCGTACACAGCGTCCCAAGAAGTGCCCTTGATATAGGCTTCAAACGGGTTGTCGCTTTCCGCAATAGCGGAATAAATCTGCTTGTCCATGCGGTGCACGAAATCCTGTGCAGCGGCTTTCAGCGTTTCGTCGTCCGAAACGGGCGGGTTTCCAAGCAGCTGGTCCCTCAACTTGTTTGCGGCTTTGAAGTCCTGCTTGTCAACGGCTTCTTCGTAAGCCGCCATAGTGTCGGTTACGAACTTCGTAAGAGCCTTGCTCGTGCTTTCCCTGTTTTCAAGTATCTTGGGTCCGATAGTTTGAAGGGCTGTCATGAACGGTTCCGGCCACTGCTTTGAAAAACTCTTGCTGTCTTTCAGCATGTCCTTGTACATGTCAAGAAGTTCGTCTTCGGTTAACCGCCTGAACTTCACAACCTTTTCAAAATCCTCCGGGCTCGCAATCGTCTGAATAACGTCCTGTGCAACCTTGATATCCCGCTCGTTTCGCATCTTCAATATCTCTGCGTTTTCGCGTTCTATCTCGACCCTGACCTCGCTTTCACCGCGAAGGGTTGCTACAAGTCCACGGTAAACCTCGCGCCTTTCGTCTTCCGCCTTCCTGTCTATCTCAATCCAATCCTTATAGGATTTAAGTTTGTCGGAATACTGTTTCTTGTATTCCTCACGGAGTTTTTCAGTCTGTTGGGCTTCAAGGACGGCACGGGCTGGACCAATCATGGAAGTATCCTTTCCGGCTGCCTCCAAGTCCTTCTGATAGCCTTCAAGGGCTTCAAACAAAGCCGTGTATTCTCTCTTGATCTTTTCAACACCCGTGTACTGGCTGTCAAGGATTTTATCTATTTCTGTCTGCGCCTTTTTCGCTGCGGCTTCAATAGCCTGCATAGCGGCGGCGGAAGCCTTCGCACCTGCGCTCTTGCTGGAGTTTTCAGCGTTGATATCCTCAACCTTGATATCCACGTTGACCTCCTGCATGCTCTGATACAATCCCTTGAGACTGCCGGTAAGGGCTTCAATTTCTTCCTTCGCTTTCTTTATCTGCCTGTTTTCGCCTTTCCAGAAACGCACCCATGCACTGTCACTCTCCATCTGCTTTATACGGGCTTCGATATTTGCGATAGTAGCCTTGGTATCGTTTATCTGAAGCTGTATCTGCGCCTTCTGTTGCTCAAGCAGCTGTTTCTTTGTCCTGCCCTGTGCAGCATAGATTTTCTGCTGTAGTTGAAGTTCCCTGTTCTGTTCCTCAAACCTGTTGGTAAGCCTTTCGTTAGCACCTTCCCACTCCTTGCTCTGCTTCTTGACAAGTCCGAGTTTTTCAGCAACGTTCCCAATCCACTTCGCTATATCCTCCATGTGCGTTACAAGAAGCTGTACGGCACTGACTATAAGCCCAATACCAAGGGCTTTCAAGGCAACCCCAAGGGCGGTGGTGGCAACTGTGGCGCCGGCTTCCGCTCCGGCCATAGCCTTTGTAGCCTCCGCGTTTGTCTGCTTTGCCGCCGTGTCAGCCTTCGTTGCGGCTGCACTCTGCAAGCTGTTTTTCAAATAATCCTTCAACTTTGCAAGCAACCC